CTTTGTTCTTTAAACTTAACTGTTGTGTTAAGTAGTTTTTTCTCTTTAAATTTATCTAGATTAAAACTAGCTTTCATTTCAGCAGAGACCGCTGTCATTAAAGATTCTTTCTTTTTGGCCATATAAGTTTTTATTTATTAGAATGGTGCTTCTTCGCTCTCGTCTTCGTCATCAAACAAAGCATCGAACTTATCCGCTTTAGATACCTTAGCTACTGGTGCTGCCTTCAAACTATAGTTTGTTTTAGGCTCTTCTTTTGCTTTAACCATGATCGGATCTTCATCTTCATCTACTTCAACTGCTACTGTTTCTTCAACTTCTGGGTTTAAGAAATTAGCTAAAATAGTTTTAAGATCATCAAACGCAGTTTTACGTTGTAACTCAAGAACATTTGGTTGCTCAGTTAACCACATTTTGATAGTTTCTTTATCAGAACCTAGTGGTGATGTTTTAGGCTTAACACGAATTGATGATTTTAATCCTTGACGACCACCGATATCACCTGTTACTACATCAACTGTAAAGTCACGACCCTCGCTAATGTCAGTAAAATCTCCATAATCCTCATCTTCAGCAATACCTAATAATTGCATATAGATTTCTTTTCCGAATTCCCAAAGGCGAACGCCTTTTTCTTCTTCACCACGAACAACTACAGGAGCAAAAACTCTCATTTTTGGATCTAATTTCTTAGCCAATTGCCAGTTTTCTTTTTCTTGTGTAGTACGAAGTGATTTTGCAAACTCAACAATTGGATCTTTTTCACCCCAGTTGGTTAGAGCATAAATTGGGAATTTTGAGAACCCGTAGTGTACAAACACTTCTTGGAATGGGTTACTCTTGTTTAATACTGAAGGTACCACTCGGATTTGATACTTACCTTCTGCTTTAGGCTTCCAATAATACTTGGAATAGTCAACCTTTTCTTTCTTGGCGCCTGATGACTGTAGAGAGCTTAATCTCTGTTTAATCGCATTGATGTCCATTTTTATTTGGTTTTAAATTGTTACTATTTAATATACTACATTTTTTTTAATAGGCCAAACTAGCTAATACAAGCTTTTAAAATGCCTTTTCTCGTAGTGTTTCTTTAACGTTACGTACCTTATAATTCAATGATCTTGAATACCTTTGTATTCAATTGTTTTAACTCGTTATGTTGGGTTAATAATATACTGTTTCTATAATGAGGCCAATTTACTCTATAAGCCATATCAACTACTCCATCATTTAACTTTTTAATAAGTTCATTTAGAGCATTTATAGTATAAAGTGTATTGGTTTCTTTTTTACGATGAACTAGAATTGTATTCTCAGGGATTGAATTTACATTGCCTTGATCGACATTGTAAGTAATAACATACTCATTTGTGCTTTTAACAAATAACACAAACATTTTGTTGTACATAATGGTGTAGACAGTAGATAATTCACTTACCAACTCATCTAATTCCTCACCACTTGTGAATGTGCAAAATAACTTATTATTCAAATCCTTAATATTAGCGTTGTTCGCGTCATACATATCATAGTTTGATTTAAAAGTCATAATTCTTCCCTCCATTAATTTTTATTGATAACTTCATTTCTTTAAATATATTTTTGATCTGTTCTAATTCTTGCTCTTCATCTTCATCCCAATCAAGTAGAAATGAGTCATACGTGTATAGAACTATTTTAGTATTTTTACCTGCTAATATCTTATGAATCTTAAGTAGTATACCTATGTTTGTAGATGTTTCTAGGTTTTGTAAGATATAATTGAATAACTTTTGTGGATTCATATTTTCTAATGAATCCTTTTTAAACATATAACCTGATATAGGAGCGTTAATAAAGCCTTGTTCATTAAACAATTTCCATTGTTCTTGAACATATGTTTGAATTTTTTGGAAGAATGGGAGTGATTTGTATTCTTCAAATACTCCTCCATATAACTGTTTAAATGTTAATTCTTTTGCTTTAGCGTAGTCTACGCCATACATGCTAGCAAAATCAGCATGAATATCAGGGTTGTCAAATTCATGAGAAACCAGTTGTCCAGCCAAAGTCGGATGGTATGCAGAAATATCGATTTCAAGAAATTCATTGTTTTGTGGTATAAAGCTTGATCTTGAGTGGTTGTCTTTCTTTAGAGCAGCGAAGTTAATGCTATTAAAGGCATTAGATGGGCGTCTTGTTGTAGTATTGAGGTTATATTGAGTAAACACCCTACTATCGCGTATCGAGTATAAGCTATTATTTGGTTCATAGTATTTATAAAACTTGTCTTCATTAATTTTAATTCCGTTCTTTTCAATTCCAAAAAATGCTAAAGCACCTTTATTATAGAATTTAACATATTCTGGTTTTGGCTCCAATATTGTTTGTTGGAGTTGAGTATAAATATTCTCACAAACCTCATAATGCTTAACTATTGGAATTATTTTATTAATATCCGTTTTATTAGGATGTTTTCTATAAAAGATATCAAATACAGGTTCAGATGGAGTTTCTACATACTTAATAGAAGAAATGTCTGTTACTTTGTTTAATTGGAAGTAATATAGAAATGATTTTTTATCCCTAACATAAACTGTGTCTATATGTTTTAGTAGTTTTTCAATATATGTTTTTCCAAGTGACATTGTTTCACTATGATCAATACAAAACATATATCCTTTAGAATCATAAGTTGGTCTAATATAGACTAAACATACATCATTTAAGGAAGGGTGAATATGATTATGATAAGGAATAATCTCAACAAAGACTTCTTTATAGTCTTGATTAAAAAATTCTCTTAATTGATCTTTAGTTTCTACTAACCAATACATAACCTTTATTTTCTATTAATATAGTAATAAAGATTTTGTAGGCCAAGTTATAACCCTATTGCTGTTATAAATTCTTCAATTGTAGCATATGTAATATCATTTACAGAAACATTAGTACAATCAAATACTAGTACTCCATCTATAAATTCTACATAAGTTTGGGTTTCACTAATAATTGAATAACCACTTGGAAATTGATCAAAAGCAAAAAAACGATCTTGTTCTCTTAAAATTATCCCACCAGGGATTGTTGTTACATTTGTCATACGCGTTCTAAATAATACATTGTTGAATAACCAGAATCATTTGTGTTAGTATGAGTTATACCAAATATTATATATTGAGCTACACTCCAATCTATTGTTGATGCTGCTCTACCTGTTGCCGCGTCATCTGTTGCTAATGAAGTACCTACACCTACATGCTCTGTATTAATACCTGTTGCTGCTAGTATGTAGAAATCTCGTTTCATTTGCATAGAGGTAGTATTACCAGTTAATATACCTAAGGTAGTAGCAGTTGATATATCATTTGTTGTATTGATATAGATACCTGTAGTTGTGTTACCATTGGTAGCTAATTTTCTAGCACGATATCTTACTCTAAGGATATCACCAGTAGTAAAGGTGTTAGCGGGTATTAAAAATGAAGTAGTGGCTACTAATGAAGTGGTACCAGTACCAACCATAGACCCAGTACCAAAACTTCTATATATGGATAATCTACCAGTAAGTAAAGATGCTGTAGCAGCGTAAGATGCACTTGTAACAGAACCTAATAGAAATGATGATGTTAATGCATTTGTGGCCCAACTGGCAGTACCAAATAATGAACCAGTAAAACCACCTGTAGCAGTTACAGAACCAGTAATAGTAGCATTACCTTGGTCTACAATAAGACCATTTTTGACTTTAAATTCGTTTGGCATAATTTTTACCTTTCACTTTCCAGGTTAATTATAAATATATTAAACAGTTGGTTCCTCAGGAGTTGGTTCTGGATCAGGTATTGGTGGAGAATACTTTGTAAATGTTGATGCGCTATTAATAGCGTTAGCATCTTTAAGATTATCAATTACATAAGTATCTAAAGCATCAATCAATTGAGTATATGCGTCTGTGATTGTAGGATCATATGTTAAAGTAGATTTATCAATACTTTGATATCCTACTGCTCCATTGTTAGCAATGAATACATCCATTGCAATTTGGCCTGCGTATTGAAGGTGTGGTACTAATGTTAATAGAGGAGATTCGTAAATCAATCCTGTTTGTGGGTTTTGGAAAAATCCTGTTACTTGTACTGCCATTATTTTATTTTATTATAAATATTATGTAAGTCCGAAACGTGACTTTACTGCGTTATAGTTTTGTAGCACTTCAGATGCTGTTAAAGCACGGTTATAAATTTTAGCTGATGGAAAAGCACCAACCCAACCTTGATTTATTCCTGTGGGGGTAGATCCTCTAGATCCTAATTTAAAATATTCTGATGATCCTGTATATGTTTGGGTAACACTTGTTCTGAGAGCTCCATTAATGTACCAAGATTGTGTAGTGCCTGATTTTGATAGTGTATATGTTTTAATACGGTTTGATCCTAAGGGTACAAGACCTTGTACTAATGGAGTAGCAAATAAAGTATTATTCCCATTAAATGATGTTATTCCATCATTCCATATTTCTAAATCTAATAATTGATACCCTTGAGAACTACCTGATATAAAACTCCAAACTGTTTGTCGAGTTGACGGAGAAGATTCAGATATCATTGTGTATGATATAGCAGCTACCTCAATAGTATAATTTGTTGAAGTATCTAGTATAAACGGAATTACTATATTCACAGCACCATTAGTTGCTAATGCTCCATTAAAACTGCTAGTATATGTTGTTCCAACACTTAGTGTTGTTGTTGATAATTGTGATCTAGAAATATCACTCCAAGTAGTACTTCCACTAACATAAGATTTAGTATTAGCAGCATCTAACCACAATACTAATCCATCTAATACTACATTCGGTCCGCCTGATAAAGTACTCATAAGCCAAATCTCCCTTTTAGTGCGTTGTAGTTTTGTGTAATTTCATTTGCGCTTAAAGCTCGGTTATATATTTTAAAACTAGATATGTTAGCTGCTCCAACTGCGAGATATTTATCACTCGCTAATCTTATAGGTGATGTGGTTGTATATAAATTTCCTGTTAGTGAACTTGATTGGGGTGTAGCTGCATTTCTGTATCCTGTTACAAAAGAACCATTATATGTAAATGTAAAATTATACCATTGTCCCCAAACTAAACTGCTGTATTCTATAATAGTTGATACGGTTCCTGATTGGTTACCCATAGTAAATCGTATGTAGCTAGATCCTCCTCCTGACGGACCTGGTCCCGTAGTCATATAGAAAGTATATATTCCATCTCCTCCTGAACCTTTTGCCATTATATATCTATTAACCGTCATACTAGGTATATTAACCCATAAATCTAATGTGGTTGTGCTTGCACTATTAAATAATATGTTTCCTAATTCAGCATAATCATTTGTTCCATCAAAAGAAATATATCCACCATTCCCACTATTAAATGTAGGTCCATTTATTAAACTACCAGTTACAGTATTACTAACTATATCTCTCCAACTAGTACCACTACCAGGATAAGAATCTCGTTTAGCAGCATCTAAGTTTAATATTAAACCATTTGTTACTATCCCACCTGTATATGCTATTTTTCCAGCCATGTTATGTTAATCCGAATCGGGTTTTGGTTGCGTTGTAGTTTTGGAGTACTTCTTGTGCGGTAAAAAATTTATTATATACTTTTATTAAATATATGGTACCTACAAATGCTTGTTGACCTACAACAGCAGTACTTACAATTGTTCCTATAACTGTATTACCATTTGTTTCTGTGGCGTCAAATGCACCTGCTGTTGTGACACTTCCAACAAGGACTCCATTTTTATAAGAATACATAGTGTTTCCTTGCTTAGAAAATGACACAACTAAAGGTTGATCAGCTGTATATGGAATATTTGTTGATAATACTCCAGATCCATTATAAAAATTTATAAATCCAGATACTCCTCTTACAAAAACACCCGCGTAACTACCAGTTGAGCCTGATATTAGGTTATTACCAGCGGATATAATACTTTGGTATCCAGATCCGTTGGATTGTGATACAACTAAAGTGATTTCTATTGTATAGTCATTTGTACCAAATCTTAAAATGTCTTGAGATAAAGTAACTCCACTACTAGAGGCTAATGTAACTGGGGGGGAGTTAAACCTAAGACCACCTCCACTAGCACTCACATATGTAGGAAAATACCCAGGATATGAAGCACTGCTAGTTATTTGTGTTCTTGAAATATCATTCCAAGTTGTAGAACCAGATACATAACTCTTAGAGTTAGCGGCATCCAGATACAAAACTAATCCGTCTGTAACTATTTTAGGGCTGTAATTAAAAGCCATATTATATACCTCTTATTATTGATTTTATTGTCCAAGAACCAGTTGCTGCTGATCCGGTTAATACCATATTTGATCCTGATACTTGTACAGTGAAGACTACTGCTGATGTATTTCCAAAATCTGTTGTAGTTGTTTCTGTAAAGTTTACAGATGTACCACTTTGTATAGCCATAATCTGTCCTGCTCTTGCATTAGAACCAGATTTGATTGAGTAATCAAAGAATGCAGTATCGTAAGAAGCTGTTGGTAAACTATAAACTACAAATGATCCAGAATTGGTCATTGTAACTTTTTTAGTTGTTATCAACATTGGGTCTAGATAGTCACCTATTAAAGTAGTACTATCAGAGAATACTTCTAGTATTGGTAAACCTGAAATATCATTTACACTGAATAGTGATCCTGATAAACTATCTGTTATGCTGAATAATTCCCCTTGTGAGCCTCGTACTGTGAGTATAGGTTGAGCAGAACCTGATCCTATAACTGTAAGTATAGCACCTGATATTGCTGTGTTAATTGAGCTTGTTATTGTTACTTTGCCAATAAAGTTACTAGACCCGGATACATTTAATATATTAGGCCATATTGTACCATTACCAGTTGCATAAGGTCCTATTAATACTCCTCCACCTCCATATAAACTTGTTGGTCTTAAAATAATACTCCTATTAAATGCACTTGGAGATGCTGCGATTGAAATATTCCCATTACTGTCATATAAAGAAATGCTGTTATTATTTACAGAATCTGTCCATGCATTATTTAATGTGTAATTACCAAAACCTGAAATTGCGTAACGTATAGAGCCAGTTACTGTTAAGTTATTATTTACTGTTAACCCATTGTAAAAAGTTGCATTACGATCATCTAATACTACTAAACTTGCACTACCATTTGTGTTTTCAACAAGAAGTGCTGTTGTAGCAGATGTCGCACCTGATCCTCTAACTTGTACTAGTGACGATGCTAATCTAGCCCCTTGGCGGGTTGCTCCAGTTAATGTTGTAAAGAAAGCTGATGGGCCTGAAAATCCTGCTATTGATCCTGATCCGTATACCCCAATTTGTCCTGTACCATGTACGCCAGCAGCATCAGGTTGGCTACCCCAGTTATTAACCATTGTTTGGTTTCCTTGGATACCATAAGCATATCCTGTAGTGTATATTCCTCTTCCAATGTTATGAATAGTATTGCCATTAGCATACAAGGCTGTTCCACCTACTATATTTCCAAAACTAACAGTTAATGGTCCTGATATTGAAGAACTTCCACTTACATTTACTGATCCAGTTACAATCAAACTACCAGTAGGTATTCTTACAGTACCGTATAATGTTTGAGTATCATTAGCAGCATCTCCTAATTGGTTAGAACCTGAGGAGTACTGTGTTTGATTAACTACTAATGTACTAATAGAGGCAGTACCATTTAAGGTTAAATTACCATTAAATGTTAAATCTTGGTTTAATGTATTAAGGAAAGATGCTGTTAAGGCATTTGTAGCCCAACTTGATGTACCTAAAAGTGATCCTGTAAATGAAGTAGCTGTTAATGAACCTGTTAGTCCATAACTACCTGTAAGTTGTTTTGTATTGACCCAAACACTACTACTATATACTAATAAATCACCACTTGTTAAAGACCCAGTATTTATTCTAACATTATGTAATTCATCTATTTCATAACCATTATCTACTTTAACAAATATTTTACCATTATTAACATGAGCATAAACAACATATCCTATAGTAACAGTATGTTGTGGAGCTTGAGGCTTAACTTTTGTTATAGATCCTGGCGTTGTTGGGGATAGATATAGTGGGTCACCATCTACCCAAGTTTCACCTTGTAAGGTTCCTGTAGTATTTATGCCTCTAACTAATCCACTATTAGTAATAAAACCTTCTTCGTTTACATTAATATTTTCTGTTACTAACCCTAATGTGTCTACTGAGTTATCATCATTATTAGCTTGAGCTAATACAATAGCTAATCGTTGTCCTTGTGCTCCACCTTCATCTACTCTACGTATACGAACAGCTTTATACTCAGATTCTAATAAATTGGCTCCAGTTTTATTTACTACTCTAACAACTTGTTCTTGACCTATTTGTAAAGTAACATTTCCACCTTTTAATCCTAAATCTAAAGTACCATCTGTATTATTCCATACTAAACGACTAGCAGGTCCTGATCCTGAGAAATATATTGAATCTGTTAGATAAGTTGAGCCTGTTACTACTAAAGAACCAGTTATAATAGCAGAACCAGTATATGGAAATGCTGTTCCACCTCCTCCATTTAAAGCAAAGGATGCTGTTAAAGCATATGAAGCAGATATAGCATTAGAGGCACTTATACCTGTAATTCCACTACCATCCCCAAAAAATGATCCAGAAAATGATCCTGAGTAGGATTTAAAATTAACATCTATAGGAAAATATTCTGCCATTTATTTTGGTATAAATATTAGAAGAATGTTAATTGCCTCCAGAATGGAGTATCATTATGTCTTGCTACATATAGATATTTTAAATTATCTTCTGTTCTTACCATCCACATTCTTCGACCTTGCAAAGCTGTACTCATACCTGCTGGTATTTGGCCTGCGTTGTGTGTTATATCTAAGTCGACATCTAAATAATATATACGGGCGGTAGCATTAGATTGAATATATAATCTACTTTCTCCATCATAAGCATACATTGTGCCTGTTCCTAATAATTCACTAGTGTTTACTCCTAATAAAGATGCTCTTGGATATTCAAGTTGCATAGTATTAATATTATACTTGGTATATCTTGTAGTTGAGTTACCTTCAAATAAGTAAATATATTTTCCTCTGTTAGCAGCAGAACCTGATGGTCCGTATCCGTAAATCCATTTTAATTCTCCCCCAGTTGTTCTTAAAGCGTTAGGTATAATACTATATACACTTGTTGTGTCAAAAGTAGTTGTTGTTGCTACAGTAAGAGTATTACTAGTATTAGCTGTAATGATATATTCGTTACCTACGTTTGTGCCAGCTAATACTCTTAAACGAGCGCCTGCCCAAAAGTTAGAAGGCCAAATTTTAGTACCATCAGTTAATGTTGTAGTTGTACCAGAAGTACATACACCATGTCCCCAAGTTGCAGCCATACTTGATGTAGTAAAAATGTTAGCAGTAGCTGTAGCATTTGCACTTATAGACATTGATATAAACTGAGGAGCTGTAGGTGCTATATCAAATGACCTATAAAATGTACCTGCAGGGATACCTGATCCTGTAATTGGGGCTCCTAATGGTAAAGCTAAAACACTCGCTGATAAACTAGCTGTTACATATACAAATGGTGCTCCATTGACTGTACTTCCAGATACAAAATAAGTACTACCAGTATAAGGAGCTGAGTCTAATCCATAACTCGCCTGGAATGAAGCAGATGAAATAATATTATATCCCCAAATTGCTCCTGCTATTGTAGCAGGAAGGACTGAGTTTAATGTTAATGATTGGGATGTATTACTAGCTATTAAGCGATAATAAGTAGTAGGACTTTGAGCTGTGTTATTCCATATTTGTAGTACTTTACCAACATGCTCATTTGTTATCCAATTTTTAGACATATCAAAAATTGGGGAAGTTGTGTGAGAGTTTAATGTAGCATTAGTTGAAGGTGTACCAGTCATTGCATAAGTAAACTGGGTTGGGCCAGTTCCACCTCCAGCTAATGCAGTAGATAATGGGTATGAGCTTGTTACTACAAAGTTTCCATTATAAAATGCTCCGTCTGCTCCTAAAGCCCCAGATACAAAAATTCTATCTCCATCTTTAAAACAATGGTTAGCAATTGTTGTCACAGTTGCTACTGTTCCTGTTCTAGTAATTGATTGTATTGGAAATTTCATCTCAGTACTAGAAGAGTATTGAGCATAAGCTACATTAGCTACACCCCAATCAAATACTTGAGATGGTGACCATGAATTACTTTCATCTGAGTATTGGGCTAATGTGGCATTACCTCCTCCCATCATATAATACTTATCATCATCAGGTACTATGTCATATAAATTACTAGCACTTAATGGAAAATCCCAGTCATGACCTATAGTGATAGTATCATTAGTATTTCTAATAATAGTATGTTCTTGACCATTAGTTAAATTTCTAACTTTATAGTTATTAAATTGTCCTGGAATCCAAGTTTTAGTACTATCAGTAAATGAACGAGATGAAGCAGATGTTATAGATCCTGTGTCATATGTTGCTACAATTGTACTATCAATTCCTTCAATATATAATTCAGCACCTGAAGTAAATGAAGGTATAACTCCAGTTTGACTATGAGCTGAAAACCATTGGCCTCTAAGTGGTTCCCACCAATAATGGGTAAAGAATGAACCAGCTGTTGTATTAGTAATATAATGTAATGTTCCACATTTAACCACACATTCACTTGTAATATCTAAAGTAGTAGTTAAAGGTGAATCTAAGGTTATAATGCTAGATTCAATAACTGCTCTTGAACCATAAGAAGTGCTAGGTGTTAAGAAAGTAGAATCCCAACCATGATTATAAGCATTATGAGTATCTATAGCATGCCAGTTAGCATCTGCAAAATATAAAGTATCGTTATTATTATAAAGAATAGTTCTTACAAAATATTGCTGTGAAGTACCTAAATAAACTCTAATTTGATAGTTTCTCCATTGATTTATTCTCCATTTTTTAGATGAATCAGTTATAAAACCTGTACTAGCACCAGTGTTCTGGAAGGCTGTTACAGTAAGGTAATCAAATGTTGTAGGATCAGATACATTAGTTATAGTTCGTTCTTGTCCTGCTCCTAATCCATTTATTACTTTTATTTTATATCCTTTAACTGTTTCACCAGCTAAAAATGCTCCAGTAATAGTAGAACCACTTCCTGCTATAGCATATGTGTGATAACCATCATCTACTTTCCAAGTACCAGTATTTGTACTAGTTACACTAACAGGTACACCTACATTTATGATAGCCCATGAATCTGAGTAGGTATCGTATCTATAAAAGGCAGTATTAGCAATGGCATATATGTACTGATTTCCACTTCCTGTTAATGGAGGTAATATATAAGTAGAACTTACGTTGTTTGTAAATGGAGTGTATCTCATCCATTCCCATACTGGTTGGTCTACTTGTTTTCTAAGTCTGTTTACTAAAGCCATATTAGCTGAATATTAAGTTTTGTCTTATTAATGCGTATGATTGTCTTGATTGTGGAAAAAACATTGCTTCTGCTGCTGTTATTGCTGAGTTTTGTGCACCACCTAAATATGTTAAGTTATGTGAATTTATAGCGGAAATTGAAGTAAAAGAAGCATCAACCATTTGTAAACCAGCAGAGGATGCTCTTGAGGATGGTTCTAATAATTTAACCATACGTCTCATTAACTCATTCTGTTCACCAACTAATTGTAATGTTTCATCAGAGGCAGGTGTAAGAATATTATCAATGAATATTTGTAGTTTGTCACTACTTGACATTGTTGTAGTATTAAAGTCTAATGTTAAAACATTATTAACTATAACTCCACCCGCATTAGGATCTGCAAAATTATATATAATCTTGTTAGTAGTTACATTAGTAATAATCAACAGTTGTTCTAATGTTATAACATCTGTTGTGTTAAATGCAACAGTTTGAGCAGCAGCATCAAAACTATAATCTTCAAATAGTATTTTCATTGGATATTAATCTATATTGTTCCTCAGATGCGCTTTTATTTTGCAATTCAATCATAACTCGCTCAGATTGATATTGATCGTAGCAACTAAAGACTGTGGTCCATATTCTTTCTTGTAATAACTGTACTTCGTATGTTGTCATATTGTATATAATAATAAATATATTGCTATTAGCCAAGCGCTATTGAATAAGCTATCATTAGAGAATTTAAATCTACTCCATTTTGAGTAATATCACCTTGAACGTTTAATGATCCACTAATAGAAACACTACCTGTTATTCCTATCTGATTTTGAGTTCCATAGTTTATAGCAGGAGTTGAACCATCAGGATATATTAAATGTCTAACTTCAAAATCCGCTGATTTATCCCCAGCTGAGTCTACAATAATTCTCCTATTCCAATCAAAAGCAAGTCCTCCAGCATCATCATAAAGAGCACCATCATTCCAATTTAATCGATTTACCCCAGTACTGTCATATACGTTACCATTTTCCCAATCTACAACAATTGTTGCTGCTGAGTTTTGTAAGTAACTATTTAACCAATCAACTTTAGTAATAGATCCATTAGTTAAAACTCCAGTTAAAGTATTTATTCCCGTGTTATCTGTAGGGGAGTTTCGCGCTATTAAAGGACCAGTTACTGTTAAACTTCCTGATATATTAGAGCTTCCTGTTACTGTTAATCCATTTGTGAATCTTCCACTACCACTTACGGTTAATGGTCCAATCACAGTTAAACTTCCTGTTATTCTAGCAGATCCAGTATACGGGAAAGCAGAGGGTAATGTGAATGCAGAACCAGTTCCATCATATATTAAAGTACCATCAGTTTGTAAGACTCGTTGGTAACTATCTTCTATATTTTGACCTGTGAAATCAAAAGGTCCGGCCATAACTTATTTTTATTTATTTAGGTAGTTTAGCAACTATCCCATTTATAATCTCTTGAACATAATTTTGTTCAACTTTGTTTTCTTGTAAGTAAGTACCAATTATATTGTTTACTTTATCTTTTTTAATAGTTAAGTTTTTAACATTAATATCTTCTTTAACCAACATTTTAACTATTCGAATAATATGCTCAGTTACAGGATCAACTTCTTGTATTCCTGTAATTTGGATTTTAGGAGTAGTATCTTTTATTACTTCAGCATCATTAGATTTAACTTCTACAGTTACTTTACGAGATGAATCTACTATAAAATCTGACTTCCAAGGTGTAAAATACGTATCCTCTGCTATAACTTCAAGCTTTATTTGACCTGAGGTGCTATCTTCTAGTAATCCTTTTAATTTTTTAATAGGAATAGAACATTTTCCATCTTTATTAATTGTTCCTTCAAACATTAAATTAACATCTTCAGACTCAATTATTAATCGAGCTGAACTGTTTTTTAATGAAGCGCCTTCAAGTTTAATATTACACTCAAATACTTCAGGTTTATCTGTAAATAATTTATACATTATAAGTCTACTTTTATGTTTATTCCTAAGACTTCCTTAGCAACTAAGGATATGTCCGTTATACGTATTTTACGTTCTAGTACCTCTTTAGTTTCTTTGTATTCTTTGCCTTCTACTTTACAAAGTAATTTAATAAATCGCTTCTTTTCTTCTTTAGGTCGACGTTGCCAAAAATCATGCTCATCATAACCTCCACCTTGAATAGCACCAATTATACCGTCTATTAACGCGCAATCATCCCAAGTAAACGGATTAATGCTTTGGTTCGGGAATGGATTCGCATCCCAAGAGAAATTCGCATTACCCCACTGGAATGGCGTTCTTGTACTCATTAGTAAGATTCTATATTTAATATATCAAGTAGAAATAATTCCGCCATTTTACTTTAATATAAATATTAATAAGAACCACCACCAGATGATCCACCACTTCTACCTGATGAGTAGTTTGTTGGTTGCATATTGTTAGGCGTCATTTGTGACCCAGTTGAAGATTGAAGTGTACTGTTTATAGGTATTAATATACTATGAGATTCAATAGAGTGAGTAGCTCCAACCATAGGTCCTTTATCAGGGTGGATATGGTAAGATCCTATATATTCTCCTCCATTTGGAGTTTTAAATTCTTTACCATTTGTATATAAATTATCTTGGATTGGAGCTTTATAATATTGTGTATAATTCATTTTTAGGTATTCATCTAATCCATATACTTTTTCTTGTTCTTCAGCGTTTTTTATAGTATAACGATTATAATCACTCACTGTTTGAACACTACCTGTTAACATCCATTTAATATTAAATGGTTTATATATATTATAATCTTGATTAGCAGTATTATTTAATGTATTATATTGATCCTTTGTTAATTCATCAAACAAATATTCATTTCTTTTTTTAGAAAAGTATCTTATAAAAATTCCTTGTTCATAATCTTTAGGAGTAGGAAATAACGGGGGAATAGAATTTATAGTAAGAGATTGGGGTGTTAAATCAGGTTGAGGACCTTCAGGAGCTCGTTTTCTAATAGGTATATTTTTTCCACTTCCTGGATACTCACCAGTAAAAGCTTCTCCTGTAGCTAAAGTATAATATTCTCCAAAGTAAGCATCACCTATTTGCCCGGCTTGAGAAGGATCAATAAAAGCGTACTCTCCATTAGAGTATAGATTTGATTTTATTTTATTTTTAGGTATGTATGCCATTTTTAATTAAATATAGGTGCTTTAAGTACTACAAGAGACCATTGGTTACTAGCTGAGCTTTTAAATACAAATGCTGTTTTATAGTTATTATCATTATCTGTGGCCCATTTGTAACTAGTATTATATAATCCGTTTGTATAATATTGAGAGTGAAAATTATCAGCTTTACCATCAGTAGTCCAATAACACACTACATCTCCTGCAATCCATGGGACTCTTTTCTTACCAGTTGGATCAGAAGTGTCTAATGGTCCATTTTCTACAATATCTCTTGCTTGAGCTTTTGTTAAACCAGTAAATGAATATTTTGTCCATCCTTGAGACTCTATCCAAGTATGATGTGCCGCTGCTTTTGCTGATCCACCATGTGAGTCTCCTTCTTTCATTTCTCTTCCAGTTCCTCCATTTTTTATAGCTACAGCGTTTATAACCATAGTTCCAGTTCCTCTAGCACATTGTCCATTTGTTTGGCCTTTAGAAAATAAAGCGTTAAATGACTTTAACATTATTTCCTCATGTTTTGAAGTAGCTGTTCCGTTACTAGCTACACTAGCATTTGTTTGTTCTCCTGGTTCTGTTGGCCCAGTTGTTTTGAATGTTGGTGATTTTTTTCTTGTGATTGGGTGAGTGGTTATTTTTGGTGCATCTCCGGTTCCTGCGAACCCAGTGTATTTTGGACCAGATATACTTTGTATAGTTGTAGTCCAATCATTATTTTGAATTTTATGTGATACTCCAGTTATAATGTATTGAATAGCATCTTTATATCTAGGAGGTAATAATTTAGTATCAGCTGTGTATGATTCATATATTTTCATTCCACTTAATCCATCCATTGTTAGTTCAAGATTAATTGGAATAAAACCAATACTAGGTATAAGGCCGCCAGAGATATATAAACCTATCTCATAATTGAATAAATCGACTCCTGCGTCAATAGCTCCATCTATTTGTTGGTCTGTAATATTACCATCATTAATGGCTGAGTATAGATTTTGTACTATACCTACATTTGAGTAAAATTTATCAGCTATGTCACTTGTTGTTGTTCCACTAGCATTATTATTTGTTGTTTTTTCTTTAATAATCCTGTCAGTTAAACCTCTATTCCAAATGCTTAGCCCTGTTGAGTTAGCACCTACTACATTACCATTAGCTTGTGCCCCAACAGTAACCATAGTTTTAAAGTTATTTGATAATTGGGTTTTTATAGATGCATCTCTCATAAAACTACCTTGTGTGGGAGTTAAAGTATGAGTTATAAACTCAACAGGTTTATTAGCGAATGCTGTTGATTTATATCTATCTAAAAATGGAATAAAAGTGCTATCAACTATAGAAAATTCATTTGTATCTTCATCATTAACTATGTTAAAGTTATTAACATTACCCATAGCATGTTGTACTCCTTTCATCATTTTATCTAAGAAGTCATACATAGCTATACCACCAGTACTAATATCAACATAATCTTGAAGTATTTTAGCAGCATAGTTCATATTAATATAGATATTCATAGTTCTACCTATAAATGGATAGTTATCTACTCTAAAATTAGAACCATTTCTAATATTATCAAATAAATTATTACCTACATCTAATAATATTGATCCAGCTCCAGCGTTGTTATATCCTGAGGTGGCTTTTATTAAGGAAGTGACTGTTACTGTGATAGTATCTATACTAACTTTTGTTGTTGTTGTTACATTAACTGCTGCTTGTCCTCCTCTTACATAACTACTTGATACAGCAGGTGAGTCTTTAGTAGTATAATCCCAAACTTTAGTTAGGTATGGTGTATTTTCTGATGCTGTTGGTACTGTTTCTATTTGTTGAAAACCATTATATTTAAAATCATCATAAAAATCACTTGATTTATCTAAACCTAATCCTGTATACTTGTCTAAGGTACTTATCCCATAAGTTGAGTTTAATCTAATTTGATAATTATTTAATGAAGGAACATTTGCTCCAGCGATTGGGCCTGTTTTAGTGACAACATTGCCTATTGTGCCTAGCTCTTGAGTTAAGAATGCATTAAGTGTGCCTATACCAGCTTGATCTAAACTAGTACTATCTAAACCATATGATGTGATATCTAAAGGTGTATCTGTTTCAGCACCTACAACTCCTTCACTTTCAATATTACCATTTTGATATACTTTTACATATTTCCAAGTGTAATAATAAGAGTTGACTATATAATTGTCTGGAGTGGGTGTTGGTGGGAGTGCGTTACCTGTTACTGGGTCTACTTCTAATTTTAAATCTCTATCTATTTCTACTAAACATACTCTTGGATCTAAACTACCATGTCTAGCGTAAGTGAAGCAAAAACTTTCTTCTTCATTTGTATTAAACGTAAATATAGCTTCATTACTTTTATCAGGATTATAAAGTAAACAGAAATTTTGTAGGCATCTTAATAATACTCCTAGTTTAATGAAATATTGACCGTTATAGAATTCTTTTCCATTATTAACTCCATTTAATTCAGGGAATAAAAATGCTACTACATCTCCTTCGGCGGAAGAATTACTATCATTTTTTTGGTTGGGAGTTAAACCGATTCCTGCTCCAATAAGATCTGCTGTTGTTTCATTACCTTGTAAATAATATTTGGCAGCAGCTGTAGGAGATAATTGATCTGGTGGGAGTTTAGAACTTAACCAATATAGTATTTTGTTTATTGTTGATTTTTCAGCATTAAATTGAAGTGGTGGTTGGTCTACAGGTGAGTCTGTAGTTGAGGCTATAGTGCTAGGATGAGATGTGTTGGTTTTTAAAGACTCAATAACATCTCCAATACTAATTATACTTAAGGTTATACTATAACTTCCATCTCTTTCTAAAGACCAAGAAAAATTCTTTACTAAGCCCATCATAGCATCATAATTACCATCTGATGCTCTTCTTTGGTCTCTTATTTCTTTTAATACATCATTCATAGTATTAGGCACTATGAATTTACTATATGATTCATGAGTATTATTAGGTTGATAAACACCTAAATTATCAAAATAAGAACTATTACCCCATTCTAATAACATACTATATCCTAATCTAAGATATAATTGTTCAATAATTTCAAATTGAGTAGAGGAGTGAGCGAGAATTTTAACATTTGCTTCCCTTATTGATCCTCGATTCATAGATTTAACATCGGCTGATATTAAACCTGGGGGTGGGACATATCCATAATCATTAGTAGCGAAAGCACCATATGCTGAATTCGAGGATTCACCTATTCCTATTCCACTAGCAAATTGACCTTTTGCTCCTAATCCTGCAAAACGAGTAGAGAATAATTGATAGTTTTTAGCTTCATTACTAGAATCCTTTACATCTACACCTGAAGTTAATCTTAGGAAAGCTGTATTAGCATTTTGGTATAATAAAGTTTTGTCACCTCGGGATGTAGAGATTTTATTTATACCTTGTCTAACCCCAATTTGAGTTTGAACCCAATCATCAAATCCAGGACCGATAATGCTTCTAGCCATTACTTAATATTATTTATTATAAATATGACATTTTTATATTATTACTATTTATTTAAGTTTTGATATATCAAAATTATCTATTAATGAAATTAATGTTGCTGTTAGCTTTCCTTCTTGTTTTAGGATAGCTTTATTTAATACTTTAAACATTTTAATGTTATCCGCATTTGTTTCTGTACTTCCAGCAAATACTAATACTGTATTTTTGTCTACAGTTGATTTCCAATTACTTTTCATATAACTAACTACAGAATTTATGTATGCGGTTGAATCATTTCCATCTGCGGCAGGAGCATATGTGTTTACTATATCTGTTATAGTATTAAGTTTTCTTCTAGTGAAGTATCCTTCTAAGTTTTTTAAACCTGCTCTTATACCATTATCTATAGTATCAAATACTACAAAAAATCCTATAGATGTTGATCCTCTAAATCCTTCTTTTTTACCTATTACCCCGTTAAATTGTGCCCCACTATTTGGGCGTAAATTAAATGGGTTATTATCATTAGATGTTGAGTAATTGCCTGATAAAGTGGTTACACTTGAATTATTTCCACTTTGATTATTAGCTCCACTATCATTTTGGGTTGGACCAGTTGATTTAAAGTTTTGGCGTTTATTTCTATTAACAGTATGTGTTTGAGGGGTAACAGGAGCTGTTACTGTTTTACCATCATATCTAGGCCCAGAAACACTTTGTATAGTTGTAGTCCAATCATTATCCTGTATAGTATGGGATATACCCATTGTTATAAATTGGAGTGATTCTTGATATTTTTTAGGAAGAAGTTTTGTGTCAGCTTCATATGAATCCATAATTCTCATTCCACTTAATCCATCCATTGTTAATTCAATATCTATAGGTATAAGTCCTATTCCTGGGATTAGACCTTCATTAGTATACATTCCTATTTCATAGTTGAATAAATCTACCCCAGCATCTATTGATCCATCAATTTGTTGATCAGTTATATTACCATCATTTATAGCATTGTATAAATTTTGAACAATACCTATATTTGAGAAAAACTTTTGATCTATATCATTTTGAGTAGATCCCTGGCCATTATTGTTTGTTGTCTTTTCTTTAATAATTCTATCAGTTAAACCTTTATTCCATTTACTAAAAGCTAATGAATTTGATCCTACAACATTTCCATTATCTTGAGCTCCGATAGTAACTTGAGACATAAGATTATTAGATATTTTACTAGTAACTTTAGCTTCTCTTACAAAACTACCTTGAGTTGATGTTAATGTTTGAGTTTGAAATACTATAGGTTTATTATCGAATGGGTTAGCTCCTGATGAGGATAAGAAATACTCTCCTAATTGTGGAATCATTGTATTATCAATTATAGAAAATTCATTTGAACTTTCATCATAATGAATACTAAATGTATTAATATTTCCTAAAGCATGTTGTACTCCTTTCATCATATTATTTAAGAAATCAAATAATGAAATAGATCCATTGCTTATATCTACATAGTCTTGGAGTGTTTTAGCAGCATAATTCATATTAATATAAATGTTCATTATTCTGCCAATAAATGGATAGTTGTCTACTCTAAATTGAGAACCAGCTCTTATTTTATCAAATAAATTATTAGTTACATCTAATGCACCTGATACATTAGTTTCAGTATAACCAGTAGTTGATTTTATATATTGAACTGATCTAGCATTATATGTCTCAACTGTTATTTTTACATTATTTCCATTAGCATCAGGAACCTCTATGAATTCAGATTTTAATAATTTGTCTTCAACTAAATAAAAATCATTTTCAGTAGCTGTCACTTGGTTATATGATGCTGGTTTGAAATCATTATAAAAAGTAGAAGCTCCACTATCTAAAGCAGAATATTTTTCTAGTATATCTAAGTATTTTTTGTCTCCACCAGATGCACTACTTCCTGCTGTGTATATTTGAGGGAGATTTGGTGATGTTCCAACAATTTGTGGTGGTTGTTTTTGTACTATTGTTGTAAGACCATTTAATTTATTTTGCAAGAACTCATCTGCTTTCTTTTTACTGTCAGTTGATGAGTCAAATTGAATGTCAACTCCATATGAATCTAAATTAAAAGGATCATCTCCTCCTATTTTAGGATCAAAAGCAGTAAAATAATGAGGGAAATACCCCCCAACAGTTGAACGATCAACTATAATATTAGTGTGATAATAATCTATAGCATTAATATTATAAGAGGCTGTAGGTGGGAGAGGAGGAGTACCACCAGGAGGTGTAGGGATAGCATTTGTTAAATCTTTAATAACATCTATTAGACATACTCTTGGATCTAAACTACCTTGTCGTGGATATGTGAAACAAAAATTCTCCTCATCTTTAGTGTTAATATTAATTAACGCCTCATTACTTTTTGTTGGATTATAAAGTAAAGTATAATTTTGAATACAGCGTAATAATACTCCTAATTTAATAAAATATTGACCATTAACATATTCTGTTCCATCATTGATTCCTATCAATTCAGGAAATATAAACCCAACAACATCTCCTTGCGCTGTTGGGCTACTATCATTATTTTGATTAGATGTTAATCCAATTCCAGCATTTATTAAACTTGTTGTAGTTTCATTTCCTTGTAAATAAAACTTAGAGGATAATTTACTTGGAGGGATTTGAGTAGTGAACCAGTACAACACCTTATTTAATGTTGATTTCTCTGAATTGTATTGTAATGGTGGTTGGTCTACAGGTGAGTCAGTTGTTGATGCAATAGTGCTAGGATGAGAAACATTTGTTTTTACAGATTCAATTATTTCACCTACTGATGATATAACTAAATCTATACTGTAGCTTCCATCTTTTTCTATATTCCATGAATAATTACTAACCAAACCATGCATTGCGTCATAATTACCAAATGAAGCAATTCTTTGTCTTTGCATTTGGTTTTGGACATCTAGTTGAGAACTTCCCTCATTTAGAAAAACAGTATAACTCTCATGAGTATTATTGGGATGATAAACACCCTTATTATCAAGATATGAATTATGTCCCCATTCTAATAACATACTAAATCCTAACTTAAGATATATTTGTTCTATAATCTCAAATTGAGTTGATGAGTGAGTTAAGATTTTAATATTAGCTTCTCTAAATGATCCTCTATTTAATGATTTGACTTCAGCTGATACTATTCCAGGGGGTGGGACATATCCGTAATCATTTGTTGAGAAGGATCCATATGCTGAGTTTTGGGATTTACCTATATTGACATTACTTGCAAATTGACCATTTGCTCCTACACCACCAAATCTAGTTGAAAATAATTGGTAATTAGTAGCATCAGCATTAGAAGTTAAAACATCAATAGCTGATGTTAGTCTAATGAATGAATCATTAGCATTTTGATATAGTAAAGTCTCGTCATTTCGATATGATGAGATTTTGTTTTTATTTTGTCTAGTTTGGATTTGGGTTTGGACCCAACCTTCAAAACCTGGACCTATAACCTTAGGCATAACTTTACGAATTTAGGCTATTGTAAGCTGCTACTATAGCAGATACATTGCGTGGTATACGTATTTGAGTTCCTATTGGAGGATATAAAGAATTTTGAGTTAAGTTGTCATTAGCAGTAGATATAATCCACCATAATGTTGAATCATTGTAATATTGTTGAGCTAACTTATCATACCTATCTCCATCAGTTGTGATAACGTATATGTCTGTTATTGATAAAGCTATAATAGGATATTTAGTATCTTTATAATACTTTATATTAGTATCAGGTTGATTTATTATTTTAGTATTTTGGTAACGATTCATATTATCCGAAATTAAAACCAGTTGAGTTAACTGTTGAGTCTATAAGTGATCCATTAGTCTCTATAGGTCCTTGAGTTGGACCAATTGGAACTCCTGTACTATATTGATTAGGGATAGAATCTAAAGGTCCAAGAGTATCAGATTCTTCAAAATTTGTTTCAGCAAATTGAGAGTTAGCTTCATTATAATATACTGATGGAAGTTCACTTTGAAGTTCTGGGAAGTAAGCTAATTTTGGTATTGGAGTAGGTGGTATGTTAAGTAGTTGAGGGGTTGTTGGAGGTACACTTGATTGGTTTGAAGGTTTAGGTGGTTGTGCGTAAGAGCTTGTTATAGCACTTTGTCCTCCCTTTATATTAGGAATATATGTACCTGGTCTAGTTTTTGAATATCCTATATATTCTGATCCTACTTGTGGGGTGTATGTGTGGAGTGGAGTAAAGTTTACTGTAGCTTTAATACCTTTAGGTAATTGACCTGTGTAATTTGGACTTCTTCTACTCCAAACATCTCCCTGTTCATTTCTATTTATATCCCATCCCATATCACCTACTTGAGCAAAATCTACACTTTTAATTATAGTAGGCATTTTTCTAAAATAATCACCCATAGTAAAATAGGTTATAACTCCTCTCATTAAACCTATATCTGAGTATGTTGGAGATACAGACCAAGCCAAAGCATTTAATTTTCTATAATTAGCTACTAAATTTCCTCTTGAAAGTGCTGGTACTAGAAATGTAACTGATGCGTCTCTTGAAAATCCTCCGTACTTATAAAAACTTTCAGCTCTACCCATATATTTAATAGCATTCCAATCTGCTTTTACTCCATCACTCCAATCTTCTATATAAGCTGTAAAATCAATTAATCTATTAGGACTAGTACCAGGAACATGTAAAGTAAAATTAAAATCAATAATATCACTAAAACTAACTGGGTCTTCTGCTTCAAGAGCAATAGAATTATTAGGGTCTAAAACTCTTCCATATCCTGGGATGAAATTACCTTTATAACTAGTTTTACTAGTTTGATATGTTTGATCTCTATTAAAATAAGTATAATCTGTTTTTGAAACAGTACGTGTTTTTTCTGTTATTTCTACTTCTGTTCTAAAGTCAGTTATACCTGAGGTTCCAAAATTTGTGTTTTGGGTTTTTCCTAATGAGTTCTTACTTATTATTTGCTCACCATTTAATGTTTTATTTCTATCTTTATCTTCAAAAATATTTGTATTAGAATTAATATCTTTAATTTCTCCTTTTGGATCTTCAAATGAAATATCAATCACTGTTTTTGTAATAGTATTTGCAACAGTTGAATTAATTAAAGCTTCTGTATATTTTCCTGATACTCCTGATACTCCAGGTTTGTAATTCCAATTGACATAATTGTCTGTTGGGGTGTAGTATTCTGGTTTAGAAGGATCACTTCCTTGTTTACTTATAGAAGTTCCATTAACTAATGCTTCAGGATGGGAATATAGACTACTTGTAATTACTTTAGTATTACGGTTTAATAATCCAGAAACATCATCTTCACTTCCAAACCATGTTTCTCTAAGTATACCTAAATTAACATTTGGGTTTCTAAGTCTAAATTGTTGGAATGCGCTTCTTTCTCCTATTCTTCCATTTGTATCAAATGGATTATAATACCATGCTACACCTGCTCCATTTGATGCAAATATAGGAGTTAAATAATCAAGTCTATCTACATTTAGAGTATCATATTGACCAGGAATAGTCTTATCTTTTCTTAATCTGACTTCTCTAGTAGGGTCAGTTAAACTAATTCTAGTAAATCCAATACCTAAAGGAGCAGCTGGTCCTCCATTATATCTAAGAAGTACGTCACGATTACCAACCCCAGTAACTCCAAATTGATCAAGTCCTGTAGGGGTACGATTAATTTTGTTTAACATTAATGTTGTTAAACGATTTGCTCCTCTACCTATATCATCTACTCTATTTCGAACTCCTAATTGACCAATACTGTTTTTAGTATTCCAATAATACCCATTTCTTCCACCTTCAGCATAACTTCTTTCAAATGGATTTAAGCCTGATTTATTTAAATGGTAACCAATAGAGTTTACACCTGCTTGAGCTATAGTACTCGCTGGGTTATATATGCGAGTTACACCTTCTACTTTTACGCTTTGTCTTTCTAGTAATTCTTGTTTTATAATAAAGAATATGCCAGCAGGTGTTGTTAAAAATTTAGTAATTCTAACAGCATCAGCAAATGAGTGAGCTATATTATATCTATTTTTTCTCCAAAGAAAATCAGGAGAACTAGGATTACGAGTTGTATCAAATGAATTATTAATAGTTCCAATAATAGCGTTTATAGCTCCTTCAGCTCCGTTAACAATTCCATTACCTATCTTATCTAAACCATTAAGAATAGGTGTAGCTATATCTATACCATTACCATTGAATAAAGTAGTTTTAACAGTACTATTACCTGGGGCGTATCCAAATGTAGGAGCATCAAATGTAAGTGGAGGAATATCAAAGAAATTCTGTCCAACTCCTGCTCCGGCAGAAGCACTGTAAGCGTCTGTAAGTGTTTGATTGTAAGAAAAATCTACTTCAGGGATATTAAACCCAGTAAATAAAAATGGTTGGCCACTTGATCCTCCCCCGGGTCTATCATGACCAAAGGACAATGATTTCAAATCTGTATTAGATGTTATTAATGGCATTCAAGTGGTTTTGTAAAATTATTATTCGTATTCGTCTTCTTCAATTTCTTCACCAATTCCTTCAGGTAAGTTATTTAAATATTGACTTGGAGTATATCCATTGTTTCTGTCTAATTGTGAAGGCTGTCGAAGAGGATTACTAACTCCATCATCATATATTTGGTAACCATTATTTACATCTTGCCAATATTCATATCTACCTACAGAATATAAATGCATAGGTGATTGATTAGTTGCTAATATAGTATTAGGTTGTCCCGCAGTATTATAGGCGGCATAATTTGATCCATCATTAAAGTACATGTTGTATAGTCCCATAATTGTATGTTTTTAAGGTTTATTATAAATATTAATCATTATTGGGTCTTCACCTGGGTTTGAAGATTACTTTGGTTAATGAATGGAGCTAATAACTTACCAGCTTCTGTTCCATCAATCATAATCTTACCTGGTGTTGATGCTATTTGTTGGAGTAAGTTTTTGATTGCTGTTAATTCAGCCATCATACCACTATTGTTTCCTCCTCCTTCATTAGGAGAACTTGTTGGAGGTTTTATTGCTCCCTTATTTTCTGGGGTGATTGTAGCATCTTGGGTTTGTTCAGGACCATTTGTTGTTAAGTAAGCATAATCACCTGGTATACCTTGCGCTATAGGTGCTAGTACTCCACCTTCAGGTTTAGATATTACTAACCCACCATTAGGATCAACAGCACCATCTTTAATACTGTTTAATAAACCAAATCCAGCTGCGGTAATAGCAGCAGCTGCTAATCCTCCTACTATTGGGGCTGATAAACCACCATAAACTGTAGCCATTAACGCTGTAGAGACAGCAGCATAAGTTTTATAAGCTGCTACTACAACTGCTAAACCTGCTATACCTTTTAAAATTTTCCCAAATGTGCTTAAAGGTCCTATAGCTTTACTTATGGCTCCTCCTATTTTTCCAAATAATTCTTGGATTCCACCAAGAATATAATTAATAGGCATTAACACATTTTGTAATAAATCTACTAAAGGTGATACAATTTGAAGAATTGGTTGGGCTATAGTAACTAATATCTCTTTCATCTTTTCAATAGAGTCATTTATTCTATCTTGAATAGATTGTTGATGCATCATGTTATCTAACTCGCCTTCAGCTAACATTTTAGCAGCTTCTTTTTCTCCGTATTTCTTTTTAGCGGCTTCATAAGCTGCTTTTTCTTCTTCATTTAAATCTCTACCTATAGATGCTAATGCTTCTTGTTCAATTAAAGCACTAGCTAATTCTTCTCTTGACATACCAACAGCCTTAGCATAAGCTTCTTGCTGGATACGATTCATTTTAGAAAATTCTGCTGATCCGCCTATTTGTTCATTAATCTCTTCAGCCATCTTTCCTATGTCTCCATTTAGGGCGGCTAAACGTGCTGTTTCAAGATTAATTTGCTTACCAGTTAATAATTCAGCTTCTAATTCTGCTGATATACTGTCTTCAAAATTAAGTAATGAGGATGCTATGTTATCAGCTTTTTCTAAGTTAATACCTAATGCTTTTGCTTGTACAGCGGCTTCTGCTAATCCTTTTGCACCTCCAGATATAGATAATTTAGTTGCATTAGAAGCTTTAGATGTTTCTTGCATCAATTGTTTAACATTTATAGCTAAACCTTTTTCCATAGCTAATGCTTTAGCTCCACCTAAAAATTCTTTAGTATTATCTTCTAAATTACCTCCAGTAGCTAAAGTAAGTTTTTCCATACTAACTAACTCTTCATTAGTTAATCCAGCTTTATCTCTTAATTTAGTCATTGTGACTAAATCTTTTTCATTTAATTGAGCATTAGTGCCTAAGGCATTACCTACAGCTATCATGCTTTCTTGTAATCGTTTAGTGTTTACAGAAGCATCAAATGTACTATTAGCTATTCTATTTAAATCAAATCGAGTTTTAGAAGCCGCATCATAAGTCATATTCATTGACTTTGCTAACTCCCCAGTAGCTTTATCTCCTTCCATTAATGTACTCCATAGCAATTTTATTAACCCTAAGGTTAGTGCTGTTGGGTCCATCAAATTCTCTTTAAGGGAGCTACCGGCTGATTTAAAAGCAGCTTTCATAGTTGAAGCCTTAGTAGCTCCTTCTTCTCCTGCTGCCGCGGTAGCATCTTCTAATACTTTAGCTGAGTCAATAAATGATCCTATTATAGGAAGTTTACCTACATCTTTTATTAATTTACCAGCTAAACCTAAATTATCATCTATTTTTTTAGATTGTATAACAGACTCTTCTAATTGAGCATTGAATTGTTTTACAGCGCTGGAGTTCTCTTTTATTTGAGCGCCTATTTCAGTTGATTTGGCTAATCCTGCTTGGTATGCTTTAAAATCTTCATCACTTCTTTTTCTTAATCTATATAATCTTCTTGTTTCTTCATCAGCTAGTTTTTTAGCTAACTCTAAATCCATTAGTCTTTCTCTAGATTTCTTTTGTAAAGTTTCTAATTCTTTAGTAGATAGACGATTAATATCAGATTGATGACTTTGGAGTTTACTAGCTAAACTTTCTAATCCTTTAAAAGCTTGAGTAGCTCTACCTGCTCCACTATTAAATCCTTTCATATCATCTACTATTCGAGCAAATGATTCTCTAGCACCACCTATATCTTTAATGTACTCTTTCCACTCATCTCGTAAAGATTTAACTAGTCTTTCCGCTGTTACTAAATCTCCATTAAAATTTCTAAAAGTAGCTTCTTCAGCTGCTAGGCCTAATTTTTTAGCTAGTTCGATACCTTCTTTAAGAAGATCATTTTGTTTTTTTATTTCTTCAGGAGTCATAGTGTATTATGTGGGTATAAATATAGAAAAAGCCAAGTTTTAATACTTGGCTAATTTCTTATTATTATCTATTTTACCTTTAAGATGTGATGGTAAATCTACTTTACCTTCTTTAATCTTTTGAGATTGAGTACCTAAATCTTCATTATTTTCTTTATTTTGACTTTCATAAAACTCTCTTATTCTATTAAAAGTAAATTTACGAAGCCAAATAGGCATGTTATAAACTGTTTCCCAATCATATCCACCTTTACCATGGAAAACAATTTCATGGATTTGAGAGAATATATGAACTCGAATTTGACTAACGTTATTAGATGTCAGGCCAAAAAAAGCTAAGTCCAACGGGAATTGATACTTTTTCGCTGCTCCCTTCTGGAAAAAAGGTCAGATCTACGTCTGGTTGCACCTCCTTTATATACTCCCTTAATGCTCTGGAATCACGAGCTAGAAATTGTGTGTCCACAAATTGTCTAATATCTTTACTTTCTCTATTACCATTTATAGATGTTATGATATATTTTAAACGAGTAGAGAGTTCAGCGGAAGAATTCTTATTAATTTTCTTTAATCCTTCTAATTCAGCATTTATTTTTTTCTCATCTTCTCCTGTTAATAGTTTAAAGGTTATAGCTATATTAGTAGATGGAAGTGTAAAACTAAACTCATTTACTCCTTTTTTAAACAATTCAGTTTTTAAAGGTTTATTTTCAATTGTTGTTAAATCAATATTGTATTCTTCACCTCCCCAACTAAATGAGTAGTCTTTACCGTATCCTAAAATACGAGATGCTACTAAAATAGCGTTTTTATCACCAACAACTAAATCTTCATATTTTACATCAGATACAATAAGAGATTTAACTAATTCATCTAATACTATACCTTTATTAATGTAATTTTGGTTTGTTAAAATATCTTCTTCTCTAGCAGTCATGTATTTCATTTCAATTTTACCGCTTGATAAAGGTGATGATTCAGGATAGATTAATCCTTGTGATGGAAGTTCTACAATTTCTGTTGGGATTTTTAATTTATTTTCACTCATATCTTTTATTTGTTATAACTTAATGTCTTATATAAATATATACTATTTTTGTTCTTTAACGCCCTTCAAAATTTGCTCTCATATAAGGATAATAATTATTATTAGGATTCCAAATTTGAGTATAAGGTTGTGGAGCAGAATTAACACCGGATGTTAAAGTATTATGTGTAACATTACTAGCAGGATATGTAGTAATATTATCTATAATTGGAGCTACAAATGTAGTAGGAGCAGCATTAGATGTATCTGTACTTAAACCTGAATTTGAGAATGATGAAGATTGAATACCTACAAATTCAGGTGAATCAACTTGTTCTAAGTATGTTGTTCCGTTTGGTGTGTATACTTCAGTGTATTGGGAAGGAGCTCCACCAAATTCTCCTAATTGTACTGATGGGGAGTTAGGTGTATTTCCATAATTTGTAGGTGCACTTACTTCATTAGGTCTAAAAGCAGTTGGGTCAAAACTATTATCTGAGTTGTCTAATCCAGTGTTATCTAGTGTATTTACTTGATTATTATTGGTTGGTATGCTAATTGTATTAATTGTATCTAAATATTGGTTATTCGCGTTATATGGCGTCTCATATTGTGAAGGTGAACCACCAAATCTGCCAGACACTGGTTGAGGGTAGTCATTAGGTAGGTTTACACTATTTGGAGGTGGGACATTAGATATAAAACTATTATTTGTATTATCTAAACTTGTTTTATTTAATGTAGCTGTTTGTGGAGTTTCATTTATATCTCCAATTGAACTTAAATATGTGTTACCAGCACTATAAGGTGAAATATATTGAGAAGGAGCCCCACCAAATTCTCCAGAAACTAATTGTGGATAATCATTAGGTGAACTTACACTATTAGGAATTGGGGTATTAGAAATAGACGCTCCGTTAGTATTGTCTAAACTTGTTTTATTTAAAGTATTAATTTGAGGACTGTCTATATCTTCAATAGAAACACTACTTAAATAAGTATTATTAGGTCCATATGTTTGGATATATTGAGATGATGCTCCACCAAATTCTCCTTTAGATAAGGATGAATAATCAGTACTTACTGGGGATGTTGGTTTATTCACATCATGAAGTCCTATAGTGTTGTCTAAGCCTGTGTTATCTAATGTATTTACTAATGCACTTCCATTATCAGGTTGACCTATTGTTTCATTTTCATAAGTAAGATTAGGTGAGTTAGCTTGGATAAACCCAGATTGAGCATCATTAATTGGAGTATCACCAGGAAAACTTCCTGCACTTAATCCTGTTTGACCTTGTAATAGACGTTGTTTTAAACCCATATTATTTTATTATAAATATTAGAAAAAAGAAAGCTCGCAAAATGCGAGCTCTTTTTATTGTTAAGTAGTGAGTATTAGAAATTCAATACGCAGTAATCCATTCCAACAGTCATTGTGATGTTTACAGCTTGGTCTGCAGTATCCCAGTTATAATCACCGAAGTTGGCTTCTTTAATAAATGCGCCTTTAATAATCCATTCACTAACAACGTCTCCTACAGGTCCTAAAACGTCTAATACTAAGTCCTTTTTATAAAAGTCAGAGTAACCATCTCTACCTGTTACAGATTCGTGATGTAAGCGAACCCATTCCATTACTGATTGAGCTCCAGATGGGGTGATTGGATCAAATAATGTCATTTGAATGTCACCCCAAGTAGTTTTACCTTTAACTTTTCTGTAAACATTAATATGATTTAATACTACTTCACCTTGAGTTACAGTAACTGCGTTTACGCCTTTTACTATGTAACTAGGAACACCATCCATATAAAGGATGAATCGGTTAGCCTGTTTTGGTTCAAAGGCTGTGAAGAATATCTCGTTTGCGTCTAATATTGCCATGTTTTTCTATTTATTATAAATATCTATATAATTAATCTTTATGCTGGGAAGGTAGCTCCAGTTGGTGTAACGTTAAAGTCTAAGTAAATGAATTCAGCAGTTTTAGTTGGTTGGATATAAATTCCACCGTTTAATTGGTTTCTATCTATGTCAGCAGCTGTGTTATTACTTTCATCCATTACTACTTTAAACGCATACAATCCTTGTCTTTGTTGAACACTTTCCAAGTATGGGTTAACTTGTGCCAAGAAATTATTTCTTGTTGTAGTTGTATTTTGTTCAAATACTAAGTTATTAGCAACTTGAGAAATATAGTTTTTAAGAGCAATCAACAAGCGACGAACATTTACACGGTCTAAAGCTGATGCTTGGGTTTGTAGTGTTTTTTGACCGTATACTACTACACCTTGCCCTGGGAAGGTAGCAATTGGATTTACTTTGTTTTGATATAAAGTATCTCTATCGGTTTGAGATAATTTTCTTTCAGCTCTGATTACTGATAATCCACCTCTGTTTATACCTGCTGGTGCAAACCATGGTTCAGCTATTTTATCATTATAAGCATATACTCCACCTATTACAGTTGAAGCAGGTACCCAAACGTTTCTTCCACTATCTGGGTCTTGAGTTTGAACCCAAGGCCAATATGAAGCAGCGTATGATGTATTTCTTGAAATAGCTTGGCCTGTAATTTGTGAGATTGTAGCTCCGTAAGTATATAAATCATTTACAAAAATAAAATCACCACGATCTTCAGCAACACTTATTATGTTAGTTATTAATCCTGTTTGTAGGCTGTTAAATAATCCAGGTGCTAGTAATATATTAAACTTATAATCATCTTTATTAGATAATAAGTTAATCATATCTGGGTATCCTTGTCCGTTGTTTGAAGCAATTGGAATACCTTGAGCTTTATCCACTGTTATAATTCCATCATAATACTCAGATCCTGCTCCTAATACTCCAGTTGCGTTTCTAAATGATCCACTTCTATTAATTGGAATAGAAGCAGTATATTGTGATTTAGGAATACCTGTATTATCAAAATAATTAGGAGTAGTCACTACTGATTTTACTTTAACGTAATTTGAACCTCCAGGATAAGATCCAGTTGTTTGTAAATAATATGATGTACCATCTTGAACAAAAGTTTGGGTTTGATCACCTATAACTTTAGATACAAAATTTGGAGAAAATGGATCTAAAGATAAGTTAGTCCAAGTTTCTAATACAGTTTGGTTTAAAGTATTATCATTTCCTTTACGAATTAATAAACTAAATGTTCCAGAAGATGTATTCCAGTTAGAAATTTGATATCTAAGATTATCAGCTGATCCACTAAGTAATGATCCACTAGCATCTAAAGAGCTTGAACTGTTTTGATCTGCTCCTTTAGCAATAGTTTCTAATACTAATACTGGGTTTGATGCACCTGCGCTTCCACTTATGCTATCACCACTAGTTCCAGTGTTAGCAGATGTATAAGATCCACTTACTACTCGAGATACTAATAATGAAGTTCCTCCATTAGTAAAGTAATTATATGCTGCTATAGATGTAAAATAAGTTAAGATATCGCTATTACTACCACTTGTAAATGTAGTTCCAAATTTTTGTTGGAATTGGCTATAAGTAGTAACTATTGTAGGTATACCAACAGGTCCTTTCACAGTTGGACCTATAATAGCTGCCCCAGCTTGAACAGGTTGCGAAGTTACTTGTGAAGTATCATTTTCTCTCGCTAATACACCTGGTGATATTAATGTTTCTGCCATGTTTTGTTATGTGTTTGATTTTATTATAAATATCTTAAGAAATGTCAAAATTATGAAACAGGAGTAAATTCTCCTTTTTCTAAATTAATATTTCCTTCACCATATTTTTCTTGTAATTCTTTTCCTATCTTAACCTCACTTTCAATTTGAATAGCAATTTCATTTTTTAGGAATTGTTTTCTAGATTCTAAAATAGTAATTTGATATTCAAGATCACCTAAAGCTGCTACTAATGAGGATTGGTTTTCTTGTAATGTTTTTAATGATTGGATTTCTTCTTGTGTTAAAACTTTTGTTTCCATAAATTATTTTATTATAAATATATTATTGATTTGTCAAATTATTTAAATTACTAACTGCTTCCGCTGTAAAATTAAGTATACTTCTATTAGAAAATTTCTTTATTGAATTTATATCTTTTTGTATAATATCAGGGATTATATATCCATGCATTCTAAGTGTGAATGTACTTTTAACTATTCTTTCACTACTATCAGCTAATTCAATAGTCCCAGTAAATGAATCAACATTTGTTTTAAATTTAAAACGTTCTGGGTCACCCCAGTAAGCATCCGCAGCATACTCTACAGCTTCAATAATTTTATTTAATTGTTCATTATAATAAGTAAATACAGCACATTCATAAGTAACTGTTAGATAATCAGGCACAACTGTAGCGTAGTATGTTTCTTCAGGTTTAATACCATTTAAAGCATTAAAATTACTATAAGCATTACTTTTGCCGTATTTTTTACCTGTAACGGCTATATTATGAGGATCATTAGCATCTAATTTATTTGCTAAGGTTCTGTTTCTTTCAATGTTATTTCTTTTAAACATTAATAATGGAGCCATTATTCTACCATTTAAATCTCTATAATACCCATCTTTTTGGAATGATTTCCATTTCTCAGGTGAACCATATATCACAGGTACTGGTATTGATTCTCCATTTTGTAGCACTGTGGGTTTAATCACATTTTGAAAATAATACATTATTGCCCAATCTAAATCTTCTAAACCTATTGAAAAAGGTTTTACTGTATCATCTTTAAATGAGGTTTGATCTGCTCTATTAAATGTAGATTCAGGATTTGGGTTACCTGTGTAGTTAAATCCAGCCGCGTTGAAGTTAGGGATAGGATTAAGATTCTCATCTAAAATGAATGGTGGGTCACTAGGTTTATAAGGCTCCTGTAAAGAAATACTTATCTCTCTTTGGGTTTTAGGTATTGGTTTTCTTGTTTCAGCCATTATAATCTTTGTTTAATAATATTAACGCGATCTGTTGGTATGTAATGTGTTTCACAGATTAGACTTACATTATATCCAAATTGATCTAAACCTGGATTTAGTGGGTTTTGAGAGTATGGGTAGTCAGGATCTTTACCAGCGAAATATTGAGTGTGAACTGTATTATCTATTTCAAAATATGATTCTTGATATAAAAGTACATCACCTACTTCTGGTATTATATTCGCGTCTGTTAAATCATCTACTAAGAATGCTACTTTAATACTCCAATCAAAATCAACACCAAATTCACTTGTAGGACTTGCATTATCAGCTACCTCAATTAAAGCATTTAATAATATTGGACCAGTAAAAAATTTACCACCAGATGATTCACCATACATGTTTACTTTAGTTTTATCTAAAACATACTTATATATAGCAACTTGTTGAGTAATAATATCTCCTAGTAACTCTCTGTTTATTTTTCTAAACATTGAAATATCTCTTGCTCCTCCAAATAGTGCCATTATCCGATAAATATAGTCATTGGTACATTGTTAATTTCTTGTCTTCTAAAATCACTTTCTTGAGAACGTCTTTCTAATTGTGATTTTTTAGACATATCTCCTAAATATGCTCTTAATCTTTCTAATAATGCTGCTTTATCTGTAGTAGCAGAGGCTAATAAATCAGATTGATTTAAAGTCATATTTTGATCAGGAATAGGAACAGTAGAGTATTTACCTCTAACATATCCTAACATTTCTTTACATAATGCTAAACAATATTCAAATATCCATTGACGTCCAATAGAATTAATTAAACTATATGTTGGGTTAGAATATGGGGCATTTGAAGGATTTGTTACTAAATAATCAGGATTATTTGCACTTCCCCCAGGTTGTCCAATACTATTGTTTAATCTATCTTGTACCTTAATATATTCAAACCATAAAAATCCATCTCTAACATCTTGGTCTGATGGTATAGGGAATACTTTTATTTTATTATTTATAATATTAAAGGTGTAAGCTGATAAGCGAATTGTGTTACTTAATTCTATACCTTGAATTACTGCAGCGTCATACGCTACAGGCATCATTAAATATCCGCCTCCATATCCTCCACCATACATTCCACCATATAAACCTGCTGCTGGTACTCCTCCTAATCCTCCAAATCCTCCAAATGGAGCATACATTTGACTTGTAGCTGGTAGATTTTGATAAAATACAGATTTAATTTCTATCCCACCAGTGATATTATTATCAGTAGCCCATGTTCCTAAATCATATTCTTGTACACTTGAGGTTAAAGCTAATGCTCCACTATAATAAGTTACATTTCCACCAGCACCAGCTTCCGAAGCATATTGTTGGGACACACGTATTACTGTCGCCATATTAGGCGTAATAAGTGCGTTATTTACACTTGTATCCGCAGGTGCACCCTCTAGTGTTAACATATTATCTAATGCTTGAAAAGCGTAGATTTCATTACCATATGTAGTGACTGCTTCTTCAAAAGCAGCGTAGAAGTTTAAATCTTGTAATTCAACTTCCATAATGGGATATCCTAATCGACGAGCACAAAATGTAGCTACTTTATCAGCGTCAATTTGAAATTGATAATCATAGTCATAGAACCCAAATGGAGTACTCCCAGGAATGAATGAGCTAGAGCCTGGGTATATAGGAATATTCATGTGTTAGATTTTGTTATAAATATACAAAACTAAATGAATTATATTAGTCTGGGAAAGGTGGTTCTGGTGGGGTGTCTTCTAATGCTGTATTTTCCACTATGATAGGCTCTTGGTGTTGATGTCCATATACATCTAAAGCAGTAATAAGTTCTTCTTTAGTATCGTAAAAGAATAAATTAGGTTGCCCTGTTGTTATTTGCCATTCTTCTTCCATTGATCCATAGTGGAAGACGTCTACTTCGTTTGTTGCTAAATACCACTTCATTATACTTGTCCTCCATCGGTTATTGTCCAGTTATTAGGTGCAGATGTTAATATTGCTCTAGAAGCAGAGGCAGCCGCTGTGTATCGTATTGAGCCAAAATTAGTAGATATATTTGGTTTAACTGGTCTCGAAGCCCATCCTATCAATAATGTATCGTAGTTAGCAGTAGAGTAGTCGCTAAAGGTCTTACCGAACATAAAGTTGGCTACCGTAGTAGATGAGGACACATTCCAGTTAGAAAGAGGTTGATTAAAGCCTGTCGCTGAGTAGAATACATTAGACATATCTGTTACTTTGCTTGTGTCCCATGAATTAACAGGTTGGTTAAATAAGGCTTGATTTCTAAATAAACCAGACATATTAGTCACCTTACTAGTGTTCCAGTTATTAATTGCACTTGAACCACCATTATTAAATACACCTGGCGTACCGGAGCAGTAAAACACACCATCCATTGTCAGGACGTTGCTTGTGTTCCAAGCTCCTACATTTTGATCAAACAATCTACAACCAACAAGCATTGATGTCATGGTAGTAACCTTACCCGTATTCCACAAACCTATGGATGGTGAACCAGCATTATTAAATGCTTTATCTATTCCTCCAGCTATAAAAAATGCCATGTCTGTTACATTAGATACATCCCATAGACCGACTTCTTGATTGAAGTATGGTTGTCTTTGAAACATAGCTCTTAGTGTAGTTACTTTAGAAGTATTCCAGTTTTTCATAGAACTACTACCATTGTTGTTAAATGACCCAGTACCGCTGTTACCTATACCAAGAAAGCTAGACAAGTTAGTCACGTTGCTGACGTTCCACTTTCCAATTTCTTGATTAAATTGATTTTGATTAAAGAGCATACCAGCCATACTTGTGGCTTTGCCGGTATCCCAATTTGATATGTCTTGATTAAATGCTCCACTAGGAGTAGTATTTGCTTGATAAAACATGAAATCAAAAATACTAGCACTACTTACATTCCAGTTACCAATAGGTTGATTGAAGTTTGGAGTGTATAGAAACATCTGACTAAAGGTAGTCACTTGACTTGTATCCCAATTACCAATAGAAGGACTACCTCCGTTATTAAAGGAGTGCGTAATAGTTGTGAGACCCAACCCAAACATATTATCCATATTAGCAACTCTACCCGTATTCCACGAACCTATGTTTTGGTTAAACCGGTATGCTTGATAAAAAGTTTGTCCCATGTATTGAACTTGGCTGGTGTCCCATTGGTCAAGTCTGCTAATGCTAGTTAATAGAGAGCAGGATCTAAACATAACAGCCATTGAGGCACTAAATCCGGGAAGTACGTTTTTTGCGTATAGGTTTGGTGTGTCTGATATGTTGTTTAGGGTCAAGGCATCGCATCCATAGAATTGAGATCCAACTGACGATAGCTTCAAACCTCCCCATTGTGATATGTTGATTATTTTTCTTCTATCTCCAGTATTAGTAAATCGAAATCCCTTAATGTAACCGCTCATTGTGACATTGTACGTTCCGGCAGTGGCGTATGAGTGTGTCACTTCTGGTTGATTATACGACGTTATTACGTTGCTAGTACCATCGCCCCAGTAGACTGTGAAGTTGTAGGAGCCGCTTATGTGCAAGGGTATCGCTATTTGATTAGCGGCACTTGATCCTGCAGATGTGTTGTCCGTCTTCCAAGTTGAATTGAAAGTATTAGGTTTTGAATTTACTATACTTCTATTTGCTCTAGCCATGATTACTGAGTTATCCAGTATTCTACTCTTGTTCCTTTAACCCATTCAGCATAAATTATATTTAAAGTATTTGGTACATAAACACCATTACTTACTACTACCCAAGTTTGTGGTACTGATGGAGCTACAGAGTGGTTATGATATATTTTTTGTACTACTCCTATTTGTGCCCCAGTTAGATCATTTGTTAGACTTCCAGTTGCAGGTGCATCCCATTCATTATACACTGTTGTATTAACAAATGATATTATAGTCCCTGATCCTGTAACTGCCCCCGTCACACCTTGTGGTCCTTGAGGACCAACAGAACCTGATGGACCTATAGAGCCTGATGGGCCTTGTGGTCCTGTAGGTCCTACTTGTCCTTGAGGCCCAGGATTATTTACTTCTACAACACTAGTAATAGGTTGAGGAACAATGATTTGATTTTCCTCTGTCACTACTGTTACATTAGCTATATCAGTTTGGCTATTTATACTATTATTCTGCATTAAGCTTCAGGTTTATTATAAATATGATGGTAAATTAGGTTATACTATAAATGTCCAACCTGTAGATTTGTATATGTATAATCCTTCTGTTGCGTCTGTACAGTATACCATTAGTCCTACTGCTGGTGTTGATATGGCTGTGCGTTGAGCGTTAGTCATGCGGGGTGGTAGGAAACCACGTGATGTTGAATCTGCTTGTAATATCGCTGAGGCATCTGTGTAACTTAATGCACCTACCCGCAGAGAGTATCTTGTGAAGATACCTAAACCAGTTCCAATTCCTAAATCTGAAGAACCACCTAGAACCATTTGTCCACTTCCTCGAACATCTAAAACATTTGCACCAAATCCATTTTCAACTCTAAAAATAGGTTGTGAGTCTAATGTTAATGAACTACTTATTCTTGCTTCCCCTCTTACATCTAATTTGTAAGCAGGAGCAAGTGTTCCTATACCGACACTACCAGTAGCATCAATGGTCATTCTTACCTGATCTATACCATTAGAGTAGTTGGTGCCAAAGTATAATGGTTGTGCTGTGCCCCCATTAGCCCAAGATGCGATATAAAATGGCTTTCCATTTCCACCACCTTTAATTAAAGTACTAACTGTACTGTCATTAGGTATTAATTCAATTCGTTGGGCTGGGACAGCGCCACGTGCTATTGCTAAACCATCCCCTGATATAGAGTCATATATTTCTAAACGTTTAGTAGGGATAGTTGTTCCAATACCGACATTACCACTTGAACTAACGTATAATCTTGAAGAACCACTTGTAATTAAAACTACTGACCCAGAACTGTCTCCACCTAAACCTGATGATAATCCTATAGCATTTAATCTATAAGGAATAAACATTGCTGTTGTTAGGTCATTAATAAGAGCACCTTTTATCTGTATTTGGTTAGTTACATAACCATCACTTGTAAAAGCACCTGAAAATAATCCTCCTGCTTTAAAAAATAGTCTGCTAGAATCTAAATAAATTCCATTTGAAGTACTTCCAAATGCAATAGTAGGATTTGTAAAATCACCTACATTATTTGATGTTCCAAGTTGAAGTGATGGTGAAGAACCTGATATAGATAAACTGCCGGTTATAGTTTGCGGCCCGGTGTTAGTTAATACTTCATGCCATCCAACTTGAGAACCACTATTATAATAGTATAATCCTTCATTTGTTGATCCTGTTAAGTATGTTATTAAACCTTGAGCAGGAGATGTGATTGAGGCTGTTGTTGATGTGCGTGGTGGTAGGAAGCCTTTTGTTGTAGACTTTACTTCAAGTAATGCAGATGGTGATGATAAGAAACTATAGTCTTGTGAAACTATTACTCCTTTGGCGGCAGTCGGAACAATTAATCTTAAATCATTATTAGTTCCTACATCCATAGTACCAGTGTATATTGTAACACCAGATACATTGCTTGTTGCACTTGGATTTATATTTCCACAAGTAAGAACACCGGTTCTAACTGTCCCATTTACATCTAAATTGTACCCTGCGTCTGTTGTTGTGCCTATAAGGACATTACCGCCTGCTGTTATTTGTGCTCTTCCAATACCATTAGTAAGAAAACTAAAAGGTTGATTTGAATTTGTACCTATAAATGAGTTTCCAGCACTGCCTGCTCCAATAAAGGTAGTAACACCTTGCCGAGTTAGATTTATATAAGTACCATCAAAGGTTGTTATCAAACCTACTCCTAAAGAAGCACTTCCATGTGTAAATATACCGGTAACACTAGCACTACCTGTAACAGTTAAACTACCAGTAGGTATTCTTACAGTACCATACAAAGTTTGAGTATCGTTAGCATTATCTCCTAATGTATTAGAACCTGTTGAATTAATTGTAGTATTAATCTGTAATACATTAATAGAAGCAGTACCTAATACTGTCACATCTCCTGATACAATAGCAGAAGCCATTGTAGTAGCTCCTGTTATAGTCGCACTACCTGAGAATATGGCTGGTCCTATGTTTGTAAAAGTAGAAGATCCTGATACTAGAAATGATCCTGATATTTGTAAACTACTTGTTGTAGTCCAAATACTTCCACTTATGTTATTAAATGGTTGTGTTGAGCCAGAAGGACCAGCTATACCCTGTGGTCCCGTAGAACCTTGTGGGCCGGGATTATTTATTACAATAGTACGCATTATCGTGTTACTTCTTTACTTAGACTAACTTGTCCTTCTAATAGTCGAGTTATTACACTACCTGATGTTATTTCTAGGTCATATAGTGCAGTATTAAATGTGAAATTTGAAGACGATGCAGCAGATATATATATGCCTATAGAACCAGAGGCAGGTGGGGTAACCCCATTGCTTCCGCTAAAATTTAAACCAGTGCCATCAACTGATAATGAACTAGATAGTATAGCGTATGTAGTAGGGTTTGTATTAGCATACCCAGATCTAATCATCATTTTACCGCTATATCCAGTTAAATCAACAGGTGTATTGGTTGAATCCTTATATTGGATCTCAAAATTTAATGTTGATCCTTGTTCTATTATAAATGAATATCTTCCTGCTCCCATGTTAGTGTTTAGCTATAAATATTTAGTCTCTATATTCAGCGTATAAACCAAGTATAGGTTCTACAATCTCATGGCGATGGTTTGTTTTTAATGTTATTACTTTTACTCCTTTAATATCTGCCTCTAATCGAGTAAAGAAACCAATACCACTATCTTTCTTTTGTTTTAAGTCTGTTTGAGTGATGTCTCCACAAAATATCATTTTTCCACCTTTACCTAAACGACCTAATATCATTTCAGTTTGACCATGAGTAATGTTTTGACATTCGTCTACTATTACTACCGCATCTGGAAATGTTCTACCTCGCATAAATGCAAATGGTACAATTTCAATTTGCCCATCTGCTACCATTTTTTCTATTTTAGTCTTATCATATAACATATGTAAGTTAGCATAGATAGGAGCTAACCATGGATCCATTTTTTCTTTTAAGTCACCAGGTAAGAAACCTATTTCTTCTTTTGCTACTGTAGGTCTAGTAATGATGATTCGTTCAATGTCTTTTCTAAACATTAAATCTAAAGCAACTTGGCAAGCAACTAATGTTTTACCTGATCCAGCCATACCTTTTAATAGTGTGACAGGATTATCTAAGATTACTTGTTTTGCTTCTTTCTGCTCCTCATTTAGTTGTATTTTAAAACTAATCGGATTTTTAGGCTTCCTCTTTTCTTTGAAGATATTTTTTGCCTCTTCACTTCTGTTGAAATCTGTCATGACTTATTATTTGTGTATAAATATCAACAAAAAAGCCCAGATTACTCTGGGCTCAATTGTTAGATATTATCTAGGGATTGCTTACAGGGTGTTCAAACCGTTGATGTAAACTTTACCATAGAATTCAGGACGTAACATCTTCTTAGCGAAACG